GATAACAAAGATATGTTAAATGCTGATGGTGTAGAAGATGAAGCAGTAGGTCAACAATATTTAGAGCAACACAACAACTGGGCTGCTCAAATGTGGATTCAAACTTCATACAATACATCTGGTAATCAACATAGTTCAGGCGACAACTCAAAAGCATTTAGAGGAAACTATGCAGGTATAGGTTATACTTGGGATGAAGATAATCAAATCTTTTGGGCTAAAAAACCTTATCCTTCTTGGGTAAAACATATTGCAACAGCTTCTTGGAAATCTCCAATAGGAGATGCACCAGATTTAACTGCTGAAAAACAATCACAAAACGAAGCAGGAACACATAGATGGGGTTATAACTGGAACGAAGATGGACAATCTTGGGATCTAGTAGATTCAATGGCATAATCTTTTATGGGTGGTGGAATACAAAAAAAAATCTTATCAGAAGTACATTTAATTTATGGTGATGTTTCAATGCCAAAAGGTTTTGAAATAGATAGAGATAAATTATCTACAGATACTTTACAATCACAAATAACAAACAAAGATTTTCCATTCTCAAGAACTTGGGATATGTTAAATACATTTATTAGAGATCATGTAGGTGTAGAATACAATATTAATTTAATTAACAAACAAACATGGGGAAACATTTATAAACCTAATGAAACTACTATCCCCTTGCTCAACATAGACCCTGTAGATTTAAGAAACTCACCTGATTATACTTGTTTGTATGGCACAAAAGTAGATAAATGTATGGTTAGAATACATTATGAAGATAATAGAAGAAAAGGTAGAAGCTGGGATGTAGAATTAAAAAACAATCAATTTATTATTTTTCCTTCTACTTGTATGTATTACTTAACTAATAATCAAAAGGATAGTTTAAATTTTGTGCAAACAATAACTTATGAATATATCTAATCATTATTGGTATTTTAAATCTGCACTAACACCTAGATTTTGTGATGAAGTTATTAAGTATGCTAATAACCAAAAAGAAGTTATGGCAAGAACTGGTGGCTATGGAGATAGAAAATTAAAAAAGCAAGAAGTATTAGATTTAAAAAGAAAAAGAAACTCTGATTTAGTATGGTTGAATGACACATGGATATACAAAGAACTCCATCCTTTTGTGCATGAAGCTAATAGAAATGCTGGTTGGAACTTTGATTGGGAAAGATCAGAGTCTTGTCAATTTACAAAATATAAACTTAATCAATATTATGATTGGCATTGTGATAGTTGGGATAAACCTTATGATCGTAAAGATCCTAACAATCCTGAACATGGTAGAATAAGAAAACTTTCTATGACCTGTCAACTTACTGATGGTTCAGAATATAAAGGGGGTGAACTAGAGTTTGACTTTAGAAACTATGATCCCCACATGAGAGATGAATCAAAACATAAAATACAATGTAAAGAAATATTACCTAAAGGTTCTATCATTGTATTTCCTAGTTTTGTATGGCATAGAGTAAAACCAGTAACACAAGGAGTAAGGTATAGTCTAGTTGTTTGGCATCTAGGTAAACCATTTAGATAATATGTATATAAATAATTATTTTAACACAACGATATGGTCAGAACAAAAACCAGAGTTTATCAAATCATTAAACAAAGCTAGTAATAAATATATTAAAAATGCAAGAAATAGAGAAAAAAAATATATAAAAGAACATGGTGATTTTGGTAGATCCTATCATTCCACACCACTTACAGCAGATAATGATTTTTTAGATTTTAGAAATTATATAGGTCAAAAGTCTTGGGAATATTTAGATCATCAAGGTTTTGACATGACACAATATACAACTATGTTTTCTGAAATGTGGGTACAAGAGTTTGCTAAAAAAGGTGGCGGTCATCATTCTGCACACATACATTGGAATCAACATATATCAGGTTTTTATTTTTTAAAATGTTCAGACAAAACTTCTTATCCAATATTTCATGAACCAAGAACAGGTGCAAGAGCCACTAAATTAAAAATGAAACCAGACATCAAAGGTGTATGGGGTGGCACAGAGCTTATACATTTTAAACCTATACCAGGTACATTAATTATATTTCCAGGATTTTTAGAACATGAGTTTGCAGTAGATCATGGTAAAGAACCATTTAGATTTATACATTGGAACATACAAGCTGTGCCGAAAGAGATGGCTAAAGATGTTTAAACATTTAATTTCATATACTATTAATGAAGATTTTATAAATGTAGATTCTTTTATTAAAGAAAAAATAAAAAAAATAAACTTAAAAAAAGACAATGAAAATTATAACAATTTTGATGTGATTAAAACAAATCCAATTTTAAAAAAAATTGTTGATGAAAAATTAAAACCAGTTTTTAATAGTTTAAATTTAAAAATTGTTCATAGTTGGGTTCAACAATACAAAAAAAATAATTTTCATTCTGTTCATACACATTTCAATACTCAAAAAGATTTTTCTTTTGTTTGGTTTATTGATGGATCTAAAGAATCATCTCCCATAATATTTTATGATATTGGTTATCCTTTAATAAATAGTGGACAAATAATTAAATTTCCATTTAAACCTGGAATATTATTAATTTTTCCAGGATTTTTACCTCATGAAGTTCCACCTAATAAAACTAATAATAGACTAATAATAAGTGGTAATGCAATTTAAAAAGAAAAAATATACAGTTATCAAACAAGCTATATCAAAAGATTTAGCAACTTTTATTTACAATTATTTTTTAATGAAAAAACAAGTTTACGATACTTGTATGAAATCAAGATACATTTCACCTTATGAAATTATACTTGGATATTATGAAGGTGCTAATGAACAAATACCAAATACTTATTCTTGTTATTCTGATATTGCTATGGAAACTTTATTATTAAAATGCCAACAAGTAATGGAAAAAACAACAGGACTAAAGCTACAACCAGCTTATACTTATGCAAGAATTTATAAAAAAGGTGATGTTTTAAAAAGACACAAAGATAGATTTTCTTGTGAAATATCAACGACTATGAATTTAGGTGGCGATAAATGGGATATATACCTTGAACCTTCTGGCAAAGAAGGAATGAAAGGTGTAAAAGTTTCTTTAAATCCTGGCGATATGTTGGTATATAGAGGTTGTGAATTAGAACATTGGAGAAATAAATTTAAAGGCAAAGAATGCTGCCAAGTATTTCTTCATTATAATAATAAAAAAACACCAGGTTCAGAGTTCAATTTATTTGACAAAAGACCTCATCTTGGACTTCCTTCTTGGTTTAAAAGGTAGTGTTAGGATGGGGGGAGTTTCCACCACAACCACAACTCTCCCCTTCTTAACACTATAAATACTATGGCTAATGTATATAAAAATGCAATGTTTGATTTGACAACTACAAACAAGACAACTGTTTATACTTGTCCAACTGACAGAACAACATTAATTAAATCTATTCAAATAACCAATATTCATTCTGGTGCTGTAGAAGTAGAGGCATTTGTTACAGATGCTTCTGACTCTAATGCAGAACATGAGGTAGCACATATATCTTTAGGTTCAAAGACTGTAGAAAATTTAGTAAAAGGTACAATGGTTTTAGAGTCTGGAGATGCTTTAAAATTAGAAGCAGCATCTGCTAATAATATTGCTGGTATAGTAAGTTATTTAGAAATATTTGACGAAAAAAGTGCTTAACAATATAGCATTTTTAATGTATTTATGGAATTAGTACGAATACCAACTCAAGAACTTGATAAAACTTGGGGTTTAATAGATAAAGATATTAGACAAGCTCTTGCATATTCAAGTCAACTTACCGATTCAGATTTTGTTTTTGAAACTGCAAAAGAAGATAAGTTTCAAGTATGGATTATCTGGGATAAAAACCAAAAGAAAACAGTAGATAAATATTTTGGTGTAGTGGTAACAGAGTTGATAAAAAGAAAACTTGGTAAAGTTTGTCATATTTATATTGCAACTGGCAGACAAAGACTTAAGTGGCAACACCTCATAAATGATATTGAGGACTTTGCAAAAGCAGAAGGTTGTCAAATGATGGAATTGATTGCTAGACCAGGTTGGCAAAAAGTTTATAATAATTATGGGTACAAAAGAACCCATGTTGTTTTAGAAAAACAAATTAAACAAGAGGAGAATACATGAGTTTTGGAGGAGGATCATCTGGAGGAAATCAAGCAACAACACAAGGTGTAACACCTTACGCAGCAGCCGAAC